CCTCAAGACCGCCCAACAACTGGCACGGTCCACCGCAAACAAGCGCAACGCCATCCGCTGGGACGACCAAGGCCTGGCGCGTATCCCCAGTCCAATCACCCAGTGGGCACTAAAACGGGTACGACCACACGTCCCCCGTGTTGGCTGGAGCGCATCAGGCTATGCCCGCGGCCTATCCGACTGGATCACCGAGAACGTCACCGAAATTTTCGCCAGCGAATTTTCCATTCACCACCCCGCCGGCTTCGCTGGCACCTGCGACGCACTGGTTAGTTTGAAAAATAGTTTCGGCTCAAAAAACAATTCCAGCCCGAACAATAATTCACTGGTGTTGGCGGACTGGAAGACTAGCGTGGGACGTAAAACTGATGCTGAAGACAGACTCCCCAAAAATCATGACTATTTGTGTCAAATCGGAGCTTATTCTCTAGGTATAAAACATTTAACCGGCCTCAACCCAACTGGAGGAGTTATCGTCCTGGCCCGCCGTTGCGGCACCCCCAACGTCCACTACATGACCCAGGATGAGCTGGTACAAGCCGAGGACAGTTTCCTGGCGCGTGTGGTGACTTACTTTGAGAACCTAGAAATCGCCATTCATAGTGAAAACCAGGCTTCAGCGTGAAGCCTAATTGTCTCGGGCTACGCCCTCGACGAAAACCCATTCATGACTGCCTGGAACGCCATTCATGGACCCGCTCGGCACGCTACTGATCTTGGCTGGAGCACTGCTGGGGCTGAAGGCGTTGTACCTGCTGGCGGGTGACGTAGAACCGGACGGCACAACAGCCGGCGGTCTCAAATCGCGTCGCACGAGTCTCACCGCAAGACGGAAGAACGGCCCCCACCGGTAAGAGTGAGGGCTGGGGCATCAGGCTGGCGCGGCCCGCTTCCGTCTCTTCTGGCGCTTGCCAGCATGGGCGCGGCGCTTTTTGTTTTCCACAACTTCAGGCTGGGGAATCTGTGGAAAACCGCCGGCCGCTAGCACGGCCTCAGCGGTCAGGGTCTGATGGCTGATGCTGGCGCGTTCGAGTACTTCCTGGAACGCTGCAGCCTGCCGGAGTCGGCGCTGGTGTTCATGCAGCGTCGGCAGCGTCTCAAGATTCCAGCGACTGGCGCCGATCTTGCTAGCCTCCGCCCGGTGCTCGGACAGCCACGCCAGGATCGCATCATCACAGGGGTACGAGCTAGCCAGCCAGAGCTTGTCGGCGAACTCAATGGTTAGGCGTCGCTTGGCTTCGCGGGTCTCTTCCCTGGTGCGTCTCTGTTCTCGTGCTGTTGTCCATTCTCCACCGGTCATTGCTCACCCTCGCTTCGCTCGGGCTCGCAAGCTGCAACAGCTAAAGCCGCTTGCAGCCAATCGCAAGCCAGTTCGTAGGTCTGTGGACTGGTTCCCATCGGATCCCGGTAAAATTCGCCATACGCTGCGATGGCTTGCGGATCATGTAGAACCGCTAGGGCCTGTTGGTGCGTCATTGTGCCTCCTGCCGGGGCTCGGCTGTAAGGATTACCGGCCAACCTACTACAGAAACAGCCCGCCCACCACCGCCGGGCCGGTTCTTTAAGTTACACAACAGCAGGCCCGGAAGTGTCGATCCTGGCGCCATGCTGACGGAGTACAACGCCCAGCCGACCAGCTGGAACCCTGATGACCGTCCCTATCTGGCAGCAGATCCGCAACCACGTCGAAGCGGACGCCGAGCACCAACGCCTCACCGCAGTTCACCGCGACATCATCCGCGAGGAGAACGCCAAGACGGACGCCATGCGCTCGGGCACTTACACCCTCCAGCGCCTACTGCTGGCGCGTGATGCTGTGCTCCACTTTGCTAGTGAGCTGGAATGTACCAATTCAGACCAAGACGAACGGCTGGAGGAGTTAACGGCCAACCACGGCGAAGCCTGGCTAGGCATGTTCAACGGTGCCGCCGGTGATGTCACCGACTCGATTTTTGATTTGTGCGACGTGCTGCACAGCCAGCGGCTGGAGCGGGCAGCACTGCGCCAGCAGCGCGAGGAAGCCTACGCAGCCGTGCGAGCCTGCGCCGAACGACTGGAGGAAGAATACAAACAAGCCCACGCTGGAACCACCGGCCCGGAGGCTTGACGGCTTGCCGCCAGGCGTTCTACCCTTGCACAAGAGCAAACCCTACCAAGGCTCACCCATGGCAAACACCTACAACACCGACCAGCTGGCCGCGTTCCCTTGGATCGTCAGCTGCGACACCCTACGGCCGGAGGATCTGCTGCCCAAGTTCTGGAGCGTGGCCGAATCTTGCGCGGTCTGGCTGGATCGGCCGCAACTGCTGAACGCTGAGACCCTTGCCAGCCTGACCAAGTTGGTCGGCGAGGATTCGCGGGAAGCGGACTGGGACGATGAAGAAGCCGCCGCGACGCTTGAAGATCTGAGTTTGGCGTTGGATGACGCAGCCCCCCTCGGCTTCTACTTCGGCGCTTCCGATGGCGACGGTGCCTGTTTCGGGTTCTGGCTTGACGAAAGCTGGGCCGAAGCTCTCCAGCTGTTCGGGCTTGGCGACGATGACCCTACCGGCTGGGCTTCGCTGATTGCTGAGCTTGACGCTGACGGAATCGACCCGGATACGGTGGAGGATTCCTACCAGGGCCGCGCCGAAGGTTGGAGCGAGGAACGGGCTGGCGCAGACTACGCTCAGCAGTTGGCCGAGGATTGCTGCGACTTCAACTGGGATAAGCTCCGCTGGCCGCTTACTTGCATTGACTGGGCCGGAGCCTGGCAAGAATTAAGAATGGGGGATGGCTACAGTTTGCGCGACATCGGCGGCGGCGACTGGCTGGTGTTTCGGGCAGTGTGAGCCCAACCGGCAGACCTTACGGCCCGGCCAATCGGTTGGGCTTTTTTATGGGCGCCAGAGGTTAGCATGGGGCCAGATCATTAGTGGCGCCGCGAACCTTACTCGTGGCCGGACGGTTCCACCGATCCGCTGGCGCTGGCGTGACGGCCGGCTGCCGTGCTAGTGTTTCACACGAGACCCCAACCCATAGGACTCATGGCTCAAGACTTCCGATGGACTGGCGCCTATGTCAGCGGTTCCACCGCTTGCGCTGTCGTTAAATACCACGGCCCAACTAATAGCCGCGGTTCCCGCTGGATTGCCAGCATCCGCCGCGATCGCGAGACGGTTTGGCGCGGGTCTGCTCCTTTTCAGGATGGCCCCATTGCCGCAGCCTTAGCCGCTTGCGCCAAGGGTGGCGCGGATTGGCAGCCGGTAAGTTGCCACAGCATCGATGCCGATACCTATTGCGTGGGGTTCTGATGCTGCCCAACATGTTTACAAAAGCCGGAACGCTTACCCCCTACGCTTTCCGGTGCGGTTACATAGAGACAGACCAGCGCACCGGCCTAGTGGTTTGGTGGCAACACTGCGCCTACCATGTCGCCGGCTGGCTTGGGTCTGATCCCGGCTCTGTTCACGTCCGCAGGGCTTGCCGAACTCTGACAGAAGCTCGCCAGCTGGCACGCTTCCCATACAGTCCGCCACGTGTCTAGGCGAACAACGGCCCGGCCAACCGGTCGGGCTTTTTTATGGGCGCCAGAGGTTAGCATGGGCGCAGATAGTTTGTGATGCGAACCGTGCCCGATGTTGACGGCCAAGAAGTAACGAAACCGCCGCGGCCGTACGGTAAGCGCAACCCCGACGCGGTTATTGAGGAACGGCGGAAGCGTCTCTACAAGCGGCAACTGTCGGGTTTGACTGTTCGCCAGCTGGTACTTGAGCACTCTGATCGTGAGGGTATCGCTGAAGCTACAGCTTGGCGAGACTGGGAAGCCGTAAAAACCTGGAACGAACAGGACTGGGAGCAGGATCGGCAGTCTGTAGTGTCACGTCTCCAAGGGATGCGCTTTCGTGCCATCGAACTGGCGCTACGGAAGGGCCAGATCGGCACTGCGCAGTTGCTGATGCGAGACCTCGGCATGGTGGCCGGCGAAGTTGCACCGGAAGCCGCCGCGGCCGCAGCGCCTCAGCTGTCGATTGTGGTGGAAGATAAGCGGCAGCCATAAAAAAAGCCGCCCCGTGCTGGAGCGGCTGGCGTTATGGCTGGAGCGGTTAGGCCTTACTGCTGAGGCTGAGGTAGGCGCTGCCGAAGCCGGCAGCGGTTAGGAGCACCATGGCCGGGAGCGCGTTGGTGCAGCAAGCGAAAAAGAAAAAAGCGGCAGCAAGTCGCATGGGTCGGGCTCCTATCAGTAAAGGTCGGCGGCTGCGATCGGTGCGCCGCTGGTGGTGACTACTTGAAACCCCAGGCTTTCGATCGTGCTGATGGCTTGGGGCAGGAGAGTCTTGGAGCCGGTCAGGCTGCACAGTGCGACGGCTGCAGCGTTGGACGGATAGGCGCGAACCAGGCCGAAGCTGTGGCGGATCTCGAAGGTAGCGGTCATGGGATGGCGTCCCTTGGCTGACTTGTTAAGTGTAACACCGGGCCGGGACGGATGCGCTCCAGGCTGTGCCACTAGCGCAACTGCCACAGCAGGAAATCTACAAATCTTTCGGGGAGAACACTTGTACTATTCGCAATAGGGGGGCACAGTTGCAAAAATAGTACGTTTGTACGGGGGGCGGGGAACCTACTGGTACATTCGCAATTCTTTCTTCTGTTACACACCCGGGGGCAGGGGTCGAAATCCTGTAATACCCTAGAAGGTACCCGTCTACTACAAAATGCCCGCCGAAGCTGGTGCGCTCACGCTCAGATACGCCCAAGGCCAAGTCTTCAACAGCCGCAAACGCTTCAGAGTGCTTGTTGCCGGCCGCCGTTTCGGCAAAAGCTACCTCTCCTGCATCGAATTACTGCGTGGAGCGATCGAACGCCCGGGCGAAACCTTCTTTTACGCGGCCCCCACGTACCGAATGGCGAAAGATATTGCCTGGAAAGTCCTCAAAAAGCTGGTCCCCAAAGCCTGGATCAAGAGCAAAAACGAAACTGACCTCAAACTGGAGCTTGTCAACGGCTCCACCATCGAATTAAAGGGCACCGAAAACGCAATGGCACTACGCGGCCGCAGTTTGGCCGGCGTGGTACTAGACGAAGCCGCTTTTATGGACCGCGACGTCTGGTTCGAGGTCATCCGCCCCGCTTTAGCCGACAAACAAGGCTGGGCACTCTTCATTTCAACGCCCGACGGCACCGCCAGCTGGTTCTACGACCTCTGGTGTTACGCGGACGAAGGCGACAACGACTGGAGCCGCTGGCAATTTACGACAATCGACGGCGATAACGTCCCCGCCGAAGAAATCGAAGCCGCCCGCGGCCAACTCGACGCCCGCACCTTCCGCCAAGAGTTCGAGGCCAGCTTCGAGAATCTCAGCGGTCTCGTCGCCGTCTCATTTAACGACGCCAACATCGACAAAGTTGTACAAGATTTGCCAATTTTGCCCCTCCTCGTCGGCGTGGACTTCAACGTCGATCCAATGTCCGCCATCTGCGCGGTCAAAAAAGGCGACGTGCTCTGGGTCTTCGACGAAATCATCATGCGCGGCGGCGCCACCACCTGGGATCTCTGCGAAGAAATCCAATCCCGCTTCGGCGTCGATCGCCGCATCATCACCTGCCCGGACCCTACCGGCGGCGCCCGCAAAACCAGCGGCGTTGGCGCCACCGACCACAACATCCTCCGCAAATCCGGCTTCACCGTCTCCAGCCCCCGCAACCCCTGGAAAATCCGCGACAAAATCACCTGCGTCAACACCGCCCTCCTCGACGCCTCCAACACCCGCCGCCTTTTCATCCATCCACGCTGCGTGGAACTCATCAAATCCCTCCGCACACTCACCTATTCCCCTGGAACCGGTCTTCCCAACAAAAACCTTGGCGTTGACCACGCCTTCGACGCCCTGGGATACCTCTGCCTACAAGTATTCAATCTGGCCAAACCAGAAAACCTGGGCAAGACCAATTATCGTGTGTGGTAGCTACCCCCAAAAGCTATGCCCGGCCATTACGGCGACATGAAGATGCCCAAAGGCGGCAAATCCAAGCCTGGAATGACCAAGAAAACCCCCAAGAAGGGAGCCAAAAAGAAGTAATGTCCCGCAAGCAACGCCGCGTACCCAAAGACAAGGCGACCGGCTTGCCGAAGAAGTACCTCAGCGGCGCCAAAAATAAGAGCGCCAAAGCCCGCGAGATCAAAAGCACCGCTGAGGCATACAAACGCGGCGAGTTCATTGACATCCGCGCCGTTTCCAAATCAAGGACCGAACAAGGTGGCAAGCGCAAAACCCCTAAGCGAGGCAACTAAAAAAGCCCTCCGCGCCAAAGCTGAAGGCACCCGCTTCAGCTACGGCGAACTCGCCGCAGTTTATCGTCGCGGCCAAGGCGCCTATCTATCCAGCGGCTCGCGCAACGTCTCAATGGCTGCCTGGGCCATGGGTCGCGTCAACAGCTACGTCTCCGGCAAAGGCGGCGCCCGCAAAGCCGACAGCGACATCTATAAAAAAGCGC